GACTTCTTCTTACTTACCGCTAACGGCGCTTTGACAAATGCTGGTAACGTCAACGGTTATTTGAACAATGTGTTCCAAGCAATCCAATCTGGCGCTGGTATCACTGGCGGCGGTGCAGGCGGAACAATTGCGTTCTATCAAGCAGGTGCAACAGCAGGTACAATCAACTTGGCTATCTACCCAAGTGGTGCTTACACTACAGCAACATTGGTAGCGGCTGCTCAAACAGCCAACGCAACTGGTGGTTTGAACATTGGTATCCCAACTGGTAACGTATCCAACGCGGCTACATTCACTAGTTTGGTTGCTTAATAACCAACTGGTTTTTAGTTGAACCAACCCCGGACGTAAAAACTCCGGGGTTTATCTTTGGCATTAAATACTCATAGAATGAAAATCATATGCCGTACTCTTTTTGATTGCAGTCTCACTGGTGTGACCGGTCATTTCAGATCAAGTGAAATTCCGTTTGTGGACCGCGCTGGCCAATCTGTACGCAATCAACACGACTGGAATCATTCACGCAATCAACAACGCAACTGGGAAACACTATTACAGATCATAAGTTTACGCACTCAGCCAGTTGATCTTACTGTGCCCGCAGAAACGGATGGTGTATGGGAATTTGAATTTAGAAGTGAAAGTGAGGGTGTGTTTGAAATGTACGGAGACCCTGATCCCCTGGCCGGACTCAGAGTTGACTGTGAAGGTGTGCCCATGATGTTGAATCTCACTGAACAACCTAGCCTGGCACCAACTATTACCACCAATGGCAAAGGCCAGAACATTTGGTTCATTGCGGTAAATAATGCATTGGAGTAATCATGATTGAAGCCACCGACATTGAAAAGAAAAGCCTTGAAGCACACGTGGAATTGTGTGCCGAACGCTACAACGCCTTGGAAGACAAAATGACTACAATGAGCACAAATATTACACATCTTTGCGAGATGGTCACGGAAGTCAAAGAACATGTAAGTCAACTGAACAATCAACGCAACAATCAATTGCTTAATTGGGCCGTGGGCGCTATCGGAGTATTGGTGGCAGCATTGGGCTATATGGTCACCCATTACGTAATAAAATGACCCGAGAACAAAAACTAGAAGCCTGGGCTGAACGTGAGCTCAAACGCAACATTGATAGTATCATAATAGACAATGGCGATGGCGGCATTGTGGTTTTTGGAAGGTACTGTATTGAGCCTAGTGACACAAGATTCTGCGTAAGTACCTGGGACAGAGAAATACACAGTTTCAGCAGTAAAAAAATAGCCATGAGTTGGTGTACTGCTGATCATCAACGCCAATACAATTTAAGCAATTTAATACTGGTGCTGGACCGTAAGAAACAGGCCCTGGCCGCAGACATATACTGTCGTAAAACAGTGGGCGAACGTGGACGCCATGAGAATTTTTATGAAATCATAAACATGAAAATTCAACCCAAAATAGACCTATATAATTCTGTTGACGCAGAATTAGAAAATTGTGTAAATCGGGCTAAATATCTACAGATTAGAGGATTCAATAATGAAACTGCAAGAACTATCGGCTCCAACGCCAAGTAAACAAATCGCCAAAGTATTCGAAAGTTACTTTGGTTCACGCATTCGCTTTGACCAGTTGACACGTGGTCAAACCGGCAACATGCTGGCCAAGGTACAGGGTGTGTTAAAAGAACACCGCGGCACAACAGCCCGCCACAGCAGTGAAACCAATCCCAAATATTTGCAACTGGTCATGATGGAGCAGGCCCTGAGTGCTAGATTAAAAGAAACTGTAATGCCACCGGTAGCCGGCACTACTGCACAACCTGGTACTGTTGGCGCCACCGGCGGACAACCTGCTGTGGCTGGTGCAATAGCAAAAGATCCTAAATTAGCAGCCGCGTTGAAAAAATCAGCCGCTGGGCAATCATTGAATCCTGAAGAACAAAAACTTGTGGCCGGTGCCGCAATGATGCAGGCCGAAAGCCGACTACGTCGTGCCATGCGCAGACTCAACGAAAGTGAAGTACAACAAGCACAAGTAGTATTGGCTGCACAAGACATGGTTGACAAGATGCAAGGCATGTTGGAAGATGTTACAGAATTGCAATTCAAAGAATTGCCTGCCTTAGTTGACTCAATCAAGAATCAAGTTGGTATTGATCAAGCCACACAATTCAATCAAGATGCTACTGCGGCCTTGGCTGGACTAGTGCAAAATCTACAAGGTGCCAAGCAACAACTTGACGCCGCATTGAATGTGGTAACAGGTCAAGCACCTGCTGGTGCCGCAGCCGCAGGTGCCATGGGCGCTGACATTGCCGCTGGCGTAGGTGACATGGCCGCCGCCAGTGCTGACATGGCCGCCGCAGGCGACATGGGTGCCGATGCTGAACTAGATGCTGCCGCTGCCGAAGCCGGTGCTGAACCCCCTACTGCCGCGCTAGGCCGCGCCAAGAGATAATGAAAATATTTGAAGTTGACATGGGCATGGCTCCTACGCCTGACCCGGAACAACTTTCAGGTCTGGTGCAGTTCCTCAATGGTCGTGCCAACGATACCAATGCTCGAAAAGAAATCAGCCAGGATGCGTTTATCAAACTAGCCAATGATTTGGACATCAACATCACTGCCCAAAACTTAGCCGATGTTGTGAGCCAAGAACCACTCAGCAATCTACTGGAGCCTATGGACCCAAATACTGGCGTGTTGATGTTTAAAGGTGCAGGACAACCAGATGTTGCCATGCCAGTGAACAAAGCACAAGACATTGTGGCTTCGGCTGCCAAATCGGCCATGAATCGAGACCGCGGCGTCTAACCAAACCAGTCAACCAAAGGTTGACACGAAACGTTAAATATAGTATACTTCACTGTAGGAGGCGTATATGAAAAAACTCATCGCTTTAATTTTACTCGCTGGCTCACTATCAGCCCAGGCACAACCAGGTTTTAGGCACCACCATCATCATGGATACTATCCAGGATACAACTACGGCTGGGTAGCACCTACCATTATTGGTGGCGTGATTGGTTATGAAATAGCTCGAAACTATCCTCCTGTAGTGGTACAACAACCTGTTATAGTGCAACAGGCTCCTGCCACAGTGTATTATGGACAAAGTCAACAATGTACTGCATGGACCGAAGTCCAAAACTTTGATGGAACAATTACTAGAACAAGGACCTGCTCACAATGAAACTACGCAAATTAAGAAAAAAGATGTACACCGCCATTTTTGCACACGATAGTACCAAAGAGAAAAAGGCATGGTTCAAGATCCTTAAAAAGTCTTATAAACATAAACATACGGAAGATGTACAATAATGGCAGACCTAGACATAGAACTAACATTTGACGAATTTCAAGAGTGGGCACTGGGCCAGGGTGCCGATGAAGTGTTGGTTCGAGAGTGGGAGGCCAATAGAGAAGTTGGCAATCACGAACATCCGTTTTCAGTTCAAGCACATGTGGCTCAGGGTGAAATGTGGCTAAGTATAGAAGGTGTTACTAGACATTTGACTCAAGGCGACGCCTTTGAGTTAAACAGTCATGTGTGGCACAGTGAAAAGTATGGTCCCGAAGGTGCAACTTTCTGGGCCGCAAGATTTAATTAAAATTGGAGAAATTATATGGCCTATTCACCGCAGTTGATCGATCACTACGAAAATCCTCGTAATGTGGGCAAATTTGAAATAGATGACACTGTCGGCACAGGCATGGTGGGCGCACCTGCTTGCGGGGACGTGATGAAACTACAAATAAAAGTTCAAGATGGGATCATTACAGATGCAAGATTCAAAACATACGGATGCGGAAGTGCAATCGCAAGTTCTAGCCTCGTTACGGAATGGGTCAAAGGTCGAACACTTGAAGAAGCAGGATCCATTCGAAATAGCCAAATTGCTGAAGAACTTGCTCTCCCACCAGTCAAAATCCACTGCTCAATCCTTGCCGAAGACGCCATCAAAGCCGCAGTAGCAGACTATCGCAAGAAGCATGATCTCGTTCACTGATACAGCACGGAACAAAATACAAAAGTTAGTTACAACCAAAAACTATGCTGGCATTCGCCTTGGGGTCAAAACCACAGGTTGCTCTGGACTTGCTTATGTGTTAGAGTATGTCAAGGAATACACATCGGAACAGTATGTTATCAATTATGCACAACCTGAGTTTGTTGTGCTGGTAAATCAAAAAGACAATGTGTATCTTCAAAACATGATCGTAGACTATGTGCGCCAAGGCCTTAACGAAGGCTTTGAGTTCTCCAACCCCAATGAACGTGACCGTTGCGGTTGCGGAGAAAGTTTTAGAATATAGTTGACAACGGGACTATAATAGTCTATAATTGACTATAATTATGTATAATCCAAAATTTGATTACCAGTCCATTCCCAGAGTTACAATAGAGGGTAAGCGTTACTATGCCACCCCAGACGGACAAAATCTACCAAGTGTAACCACAATACTAGACAGAACAAAACCCCCGGAAAAAGTTGAAGCCTTAAACCAATGGCGCCGACGTGTGGGTGCAGAAAAAGCACAGCAAATTACCACAGAAGCCGCCAATCGTGGCACACGTATGCACACCTATCTTGAACAGTACGTCAAAGAAGGTGCTATCAAAGAGCGTGGATCAAATCCTTTTTCGTGGCCCAGTCATGTGATGGCAGAAACTGTGATTAGAGATGGACTTAAGAATGTTAGTGAATTTTGGGGTATTGAAGTTCCACTATACTTTCCTAGTGTTTATGCAGGCACAACAGATGGCGCAGGAATACATTTGAACGAAGAATCCATACTAGATTACAAACAAACCAACAAACCCAAAAAGCGTGAGTGGATTGACGATTACTTTGTACAACTTTGTGCCTATGCAGAAGCACACAATGAATTACACGGTACAAAAATACGCAAAGGTGTTATTTTGATGTGCGTCAAACCCGACTTAGACGAGCAACACAACATCATAGGAAAACCCCAATATCAGGAATTTGTGCTGGAAGGCACAGAATACAACCGTTATCGGGACTTATGGTGGCGAAAGGTTGAACAGTACTACATGCTAAATATGTAATATCGCAAGGACTATTACTGTGGCAATTGTACAAATCTCAAGAATAACTCAACGCAAAGGTCTAGCCATTGATCTACCAAGTCCATTGGCTGGTGCAGAACTAGGCTGGGCAACAGACACACGCAGACTTTATATTGGCAACGGCACCTTGCAAGAAGGTGCACCTGTTGTGGGCAATACTGAAGTTTTGACCGAATTCAGTGACATTCTTAGTTATGCCACAGAATACACCTATCAAGGTGAATCTGCTGGGTATGCGGTACAAACAGGCACCAGTGCAAGTACACCAGTGAGTCAGAGTCTGCAGTCTAGACTGGACAGCATGGCCATAATTACAGATTTTGGCGCCACAGGCAACGGAGTAACTGATGTCACTGCCAATATCAACAATGCCTTGTATCAATTGTACTGTCGTGAAATTAATTCTCAAATACGTCGCAGTTTGTATTTTCCTGCCGGCACATACATAATCAGTGACACCTTGAACATACCACCTTACTGTAACCTGTATGGCGACGGTCCAGAAAGTACCATCATATCTTTTTATGTTCAAACCTGGACCAGCACCGTTGCTTATGCTAGTGGTGTGTTGGTAAAGAATGGCTCCAGTTATTATCGAAGCGCGGCCGCTGTGCCAACAGGTACTGCTATCTCTGACACTTTGTATTGGACTGCCACCACCTTGCCTAGTTATGTTTTTAGAACTGCTGACAGTTTACAACAAACAGGTGTCAACATTGGATCCAACGGTGCTAGCCAACCAGGATTCTTTGAAATATCCAAAATGAAATTTACAACCAACATGGTACATGATGGCTGTTACATCGAAGCCGCCCAGGACTGTGCATTTGAAAGTGTAAATGTGTCTGGGCCTGAAACAGCAGGTTCTTTAATCACTCCTGTAAGTGACACCGCTTGTGTGAGATTCAACACCACCGACAGTTATGTGTGTAGTAATATAGAATGGAACCATGGTAGTTTTTCCAGCATGGTATGGGGCATCAATACCGATGAACCAATCGAAGGCGTCACCATCAGTAACTGTTCTTTTGACACACTATATCAAGGTGTTTACTTGGGCAACAGTTCAGCCCCAGCCGTGGGACCAACTGGATTCCGTGTGGTGCAAAACAATTTTGACAAC